GGTGTCTTGTTCGGCCAGCACCTATTCAATAAGGGCGGTAGGTATCTTACGATAACAGAAGGCGAGTTCGATGCTGCCTCTGTCTACCAGATGAGTGGCAGTAAGTATGCAGCCGTGTCTATTAAGAATGGGGCGCAGGCAGCTCTAAAGGATTGCAAGAACCAGTATGAATGGATAGATAGCTTTGACAATGTGATCGTTTGCTTTGATTCAGATGAGGCAGGACAGAAGGCAGCGCGTGAGGTAGCCTCCCTGTTTGCAGGTAAAGCTAGGATTGTCAAGCATCATCCTGATTTCAAGGATGCTAATGAATACCTTGAGCGGTGTCGTGGTGATGACTTCAAGGCAGCGTGGTGGGCAGCAGAGATACATACTCCTGACGGTATCATTGCAGGTAAGACATTGTGGGATGCAGTTAATGAGCCAATAGAGAAGGCATCAGTAGAGTATCCATGGGCTGGCTTAAACGGTCTGACATACGGGATAAGACCTTACGAGCTTGTCACATTGACAGCAGGCAGTGGCGTAGGTAAGAGTCAGGTCATGCGTGAAGTGCTGTATCATGTGCTGAGGAATACCGACAGTAACATAGGCTGTATATTTCTTGAGGAGTCAGTAGCTAAGACAGGTAAGTCGCTGATGTCCCTACATGCAGGTAAGCGATTACATATTCCAACAGTGGAGTCTACTGAGGAAGAGAGACGCGATGCTTTTAATGCTACGATGGGTACAGACAGGTTGTTTTTCTATGATCACTTCGGGTCTACCAGCGTGGAGAATATCGTGGGTCAGGTACGCTATCTATCTAAGGCACACGACTGCAAGTATGTATTCTTAGATCACCTGTCCATCATCGTATCAGCTCAAGAGAACGGAGATGAACGGAAGGCTATCGATGAGGTCATGACTAGACTACGTATGCTTACTCAAGAGACAGGCATCGCCTTGTTCCTAGTGTCACACCTACGCCGTCCCTCAGGTAAGGGCCACGAAGAAGGAGCAGCTACATCATTATCTGACCTAAGAGGTAGCGCATCTATTGCACAGTTGTCCGATATTGTGTTAGGATTCGAGCGTAACGGGCAAGCCCCCTCAGTAGAGGATAGGAACACCACGTACATACGAGTCCTTAAGAATAGATTCAGTGGTGAGACAGGGCTGGCAGCAGCGGTGACATATGACCAAGACACAGGTCGTATGGCAGAGATCACAATGGATGAGGAAATACTATGAGATGCAGTGCATGCGACAGAATACTAACAGAGTTTGAAATGGTTATGCGTGGGCCAGAGAGCGGTGTGTTTGTAGACCTCTGTGGCATGTGCTACACTATTGCTTATGACCTTGAAGATAAAGAAGATAAGCAAGAGAATGTACTAGCTATAGTGCAAGGAGAGATAACGCATGAGCAAGATTGGTAACGTAATACTTACACTTGAGGAACACGGCTATGATTACAATAGACTTGGAAACGAATCTTTCACACGATACGATATGGTGTGCAGGAGTTCAAGACCACAATCAACAGGAAGCGTCACTGATATTCGACAGCAAACCATTGAAGCAGATGTTAGATACTGCCGATGGCTTGGTCGGCCACAATATAATCTTCTTCGACAATCCAGTCTTAAAGAATTGCTGGCAGGTTGATGCTAAGATACCTGTATGGGATACGCTGGTCATGGCTCGCTTGTTAGATCCGACTCCTGTAGGTGGTCATAGTCTAAAGGAATGGGGCCGGCGTATTGGCATAGCTAAGATGGACTTCGATGTTGAAGACTTCGATGCAGGGTACACGGATGAGATGGGTGAGTACTGTAAGCGTGACGTTGAGGTGACTACTAAGCTGTATTATTACCTCAAGGATAGGCTTAAGAGAGCAGGATTCAGCGACCTATCTATACAGGTAGAGCATGAGGTAGCTGAGATTACAGCGGAGCAGGTACGTAATGGATTCAAGTTAGACTTTGACCTAGCATCTAAGTGGCAGGCAGAGATGGCAGTACGCATCGATGAGATAACAGCAGAGCTACAAGAAAGGTTCCCACCTATCGTTACTATCCGTATTAGCGACAAGACAGGTAAGCGTCTTAAGGACGGTGTCGAGGAGTTTAACGTAGGTTCTAGGCAGCAGATAGCCAAGCGGTTAGGTAAGCTAGGTGTTAAGTGGAAGAAGTTTACACCAACAGGTCATCCTATAATTGATGAGGATACGCTGACTACTGCAGGCATACCTGAAGCTACTCTGTGCGGTGAGTACTTAGGTCTTGTTAAGCTCAAAGGTATGGTAGATAGTTGGTTAAAGTTTGTTGATAAAGATACACACCGAATACATGGATACGTTAATAGCTGTGGTGCAGTGACAGGACGCATGACACACAACAAGCCCAACCTCGCACAGATACCTAGCCTTAAGATAGCTAGGCAATGCTTCACTGTAGAGGAAGGCAACGTACTGGTAGGGTGTGATGCGTCAGGCTTAGAGCTACGCTGCTTGGCTCACTACATGGGTGATCAGGACTACACTGACCAGATACTACACGGTGACATCCATACGTACAATCAGGAAGCTGCTGGTTTGCCTGAGCGTAACATGGCTAAGACAATGATCTACGGTCTCATCTATGGGGCAGGCGATGCTAAGCTAGGACAGATAGTAGGTGGTGGTTCTAAGGAAGGTAAGGTGATTAGAGAAACATTCCTTACTAAACTGCCAGCGTTGCGTACACTGATAGAGAAAGCCAAGGGCATAGCCGAACGCACTCAACGTATCAATGGAATAGACGGTCGATTCATTAAGGTTGACGAGGACTATAAGGTACTGAATAGATTGCTTCAGAGTTGTGGTGCTATTGTTATGAAACTTGCAGTGAGAAACTGCTGCCATAAGTTAGATGATCTGGGTGTCGAGTACAAGTTAGTTGCTCAAGTGCATGACGAGGTTCAAATAGAGTGTCATCCGCGTGACGCTGAACTTGTTGGTAGTGTTGCACGACAAGGAATCATAGATGCTGGGGTCGAGCTTAAGATGCGATGTCCTATGGACGCTGAATATCGTATAGGTTCTAACTGGAGTGAGACACATTAAATTAAATTACAATCCGAGTGGATATGAGGAGAAATAAATGCTATAATATTACTATAGAGTTACTTAAGAAGAAGAGAATATAAGATTACATTCAATGTAATTCTATTTAATGGTACATAGACTTAATAGTTAACAACAAAGAGAGAAACAATATGGAAACTAAACCTGTAGTATTAGCATGCGAACTTCACTGGCCATTCCTGAACAAGCCTAACGACATGAGCGGTAAGTATCAGGTGGACATTGGTAAACTGTCCTCGAAAGCGGTTGATGCCCTTTCAGCAATGAGCATTCAAGTACGTAACAAAGGTGATGATCGTGGTAACTATGTCACGGTTAAATCAAACCACCCTATCATGCCTGCCTTCTCTGGTATGGATGCAGTAGACTCTTCACTGATTGGTAATGGCTCTAAGGCTAACGTAGCTGTTAAGCCCTACCACTGGGACTTCAAAGGTAAGACTGGTGTCTCGCCTAGTCTGGTTAAGATGCTAATCACAGAGGTAGCTGTATACGATAAGGATGGTGGTGAGGGCGGTGTTAACATGGATGATGTTATCTAATGCTTCTCATAGATGCTGATGTTTTCAGCTACCGAATAGGGTTTGCCTGCAACGAAGAGACTGAAGAGGTTGCCCTATCTCAGCTAGATAACTTGGTGTTACAGACGTTGGTAAGGGGTTGCGATGATGCAGCTCCTTACCAGCTCTACCTAACAGGCAAAGGTAACTTCAGGATAGATCTAGCTACCATCAAACCTTACAAAGGAACACGCAACTCAGAAAAACCAATCCACTTCCAAGCACTTCGTGAGCACATGATTAAGAAGTGGGATGCATATGTTGTTGAGGGACAGGAAGCTGACGATGAGATTGCCACCGTAGCTACACTCCACGGAAACAACACAGTAATATGCAGCGTTGATAAAGACTTTCTACAAGTACCGTGTCGCTTCTATAACTTTGCTAAGGATGAGTGGACTACGGTTAACGAGTGGGAAGGACTGCACTTCTTATACAAGCAGATGCTTACAGGCGACAGAGTAGATAACATACAAGGTTGCGTAGGTATCGGCGAGGTCAAGGCCACTAAAGCATTAGAGTGGTGTACGACAGAAGAAGAGTTATATCAATCAGTTGTAACATGTTATAAGGGAGACGTTGAATCTGTCTATGAGAATGCAAGATTGTTATTCTTACGTAGAGTCCCTGAAGAATGGTGGGTAGATCCTGTAACTAGGGCAGAGTTATATGGAGGTGTCAATCCTACAGGAGGCACACCACCACCTGCACCAAGCACTGCTGATATAGACAGTCTTGATAAGCTAAGAATAAGGACAAGAGGATGACACAGAAACGTACATTAGTACCCCGAACAAGAGCAGGCGGTAAGTGGACAGAGGCGCGGTATTGGGGATTCATTCGGTCAGCACTCAGAGATGCCAACCGTAAGTTCCCACCACGTTACGCTGCTAAGGCAGCAGCTAAGAAGTCTGTCACTGGTCATCGACACCGCTTTGAGTTTCAGTGTGCTGAATGTACAGAGTGGTACATGGATAAGGAAGTACAGGTGGATCACATCATACCAGCAGGAACATTAAGAAAGTATGATGACCTTCCACAGTTTGTTAAGAATATGTTCTGCGAAGCTGATGGTCTTCAAGTGTTATGTAAACCATGCCACCAGCTAAAGACAAACGCTGAACGTGAACAGAGGAAATCAAATGACTAAGCATTTAGTTATACCAGACACACAGTGTAAGCCTAATCAAACATACGACCATCTAAGATGGGCAGGTGAGTACGCTGCTGATAAGAAACCAGATACTATCATACATCTGGGAGACCATTGGGATATGCCAAGCCTGTCGAGCTGGGATGTCGGTAAGAAAAGCTTTGAAGGTAGGCGTTACACTGATGACATCGAAGCAGGTCACGCAGGCATGCAAGAGTTCCTTA